CTAGAAGAGTTTTTTCCTCGTGTTAATTCGTTAATAATATTATCAACAAATTGTGGAATGTTTCCATCAAAGTCTAATTCGCCAGAAATTTTAATAAAGTTATGTTTAAAATCAGTATAAGATTTTTTAGCATATCGAAGAGCTTTAATTAAATTAATTTGTTTATCAACCAATAATGTTAATGCTACCGACGAAACACTTTCGTGTTTTAAAAAACGTTTAGTATATGACTGATATCCGTCTAAATCTCTTAATGAATTATTTCCTACAACAAGTCCAGTAAATCCGTTATAAAACTCTAGGCCAGACGAAACATGATCAACTGCCTGACCAAATGTAAAGGTTGTTAACTCGTTGTTTAAAGGATTTTTTTCTAACCCAACTGGAACTTCATAATAACCTTCTTCTGGGATTAATTCACAAAAGATTTTTATTACTAGAACATCTTTAGCAGCAAAGGTATTAACAAAAATAAAATTGCCACCTTGTCTTATGTACGAATCAGTATATCTTTCTCCGTTTTTATAAAAATAAATTTCATCTTGGTCTGTGACTTTTGACCAATCAACGGTATTAAAATAAACCGTATTGGTTGAATTTACAATTACTTGCGAATCGATAATTGGCTGAAGATATTTTTGTTCTGTTTCAATCCAGTGGTTTACATATTCATTTGTTATATTAAATTTACAAAAACCGGTATTAAGTTTTTTTGAATACGTTTTTCTTGAAAGTTCATAGGTAAAATATTCAGAATCCCAAACAAAATCAAAACTAATATCTCCAACATTATTAATATTAAGATAGCTGATTGAAAACCCTAATTCTACATCTGATACTCCAGAATTTTCTTTGTATCCTAAAATTTTAGTTCCGTAGAATGTTGACACAGGATATGTGTCTTTATCTGAAAAACTTACACCGTTTTCATCAAATGCGTCAAATAAAGGTGCTTGGTTAACTTTAGTTTTTTCTTGGCTAGGCAACCACGATGTTCCGTTATAATAGAACATTGTTCCTTTATTTTTCTTTCCTCTGCGTACTAATAATGTTTCTCCAATTATTGATTCGGTATCATCTGTTTTAATTAGAGTAATTTGATTTTGACCGTTTTGAGTAAAAAACTTAACTTGATAAATTCTGTTATTAGCAAGACTATCAGTATCAGCTGTGATTAGAATTCTTGCTCCGTTGAACAATGGTTCGCCATCGATGCTATAACCTGTACTTCCTTCAATTTTAGAAAATACATCTGAAGTGAATGTATCAATATAATCTACGGTATCTTTAGCAGCAGTACCGTGTCTATATAATTTTAAGTCAGGTAAGAATTCTATAATAGGACGTTTTGCTCTAGCAGATTCGTCATGATAAAAATCTTCACCGGATAATTTAAAAGAAAGTTCTAAAACGCTTCTATGGAACCAACGATTGTATCGACTCCACGGATTTAAATCTTTACTGCTCTTAGAAATTGTAATGTAATCTTTTGACCCCGGATATGAACTTGCATCATCAAACGGTGCTGTGTCAAATCCTTCATTATCAAATAATACTTCAGGAACATCGGAAGTTAAAACAGGAACAACTAGGTCGTCAAACTTAGTTAAAGATATTGATTTACCAACTCCTTCAACTAACCAATTACCAGTTGAATATTTTTTTGGCTCAACGGTTCCGCCAAAATTAATAATCATTCCATTACTTAATTCTATACCATTACTGCTAGTATAAGTTTCTTTTCCAATAATATCATCATTAATATTAATTTTTGAATTTTCTTCAATATCAGAAATAATAATCTGTCCAAATTTATTTGGATCTGTTAAACTTTGATAGTATAGTAAATCTGGTGCGTCATACGAGACCTCAAATGTTAGTGTTCCGTTTTCAACACCAAAGTTTGTAATTCCTTTAGTATAATCTAATGCTTTTGAATTTGCATTTACTATTTCTACAAATTCCCAATCTTGTGATTCCGTTGTTATTGAACTACCGTCAGCTGGAAATACAGGAACTTTTGCTCTCCATACAGATCCGTTGAATACAACTATAGAACCTTGGGCATAAAATAAATCAGGATTAAATGTTAAAGAACCAGTATCGTAAGAAGTTCTTATAACAAAACCGTTGCCTGGTGCGTTTACAACAAATCTATATTTTTGTCCTCTATATAATGTTATTCTAGGATTATTTGTATAACCATCTGGGGAGAAAATAAAAGATGATGTTTCACCTAATTTAACTCTGTATGTACTTGTTATAGAAGAACTTTGACCTAAAATTCTTATAGGCGGAGGTCCACTAGGCATCCAAAAATATTCTCTATAGTTAATAAACTTATCCCAATTAATAGGAGGATTCCAACTATAGTGTTGATGTTGATCAATTAAATCATCTCTATCTTCGTTATTACCAAAATATTTTAAGATATTTTTAAAGTCAATAAAATCATAGAAGTTTTGCGTCTTACCGTTTTTCTTAAGAACAACGCCAGGTTCTAGTTGATATCTACTTCTTAAAGTTGCATCGGTATCTAGATAGATATCTGAACCATTATAGGTTTTACCATATCTGCGACCAACGTATCCTACATTTTTTTCTAAAGTACCTGGCTGGATTAGAGGATCTAAAACACCAGATAAAAATTTGTCGTTGGCATCTGTCTGAAATACTTTTGGTAATAGATCAGATGATTTTCTAATAGGTAATTGACTTTTTGGAAAAAACTTTGCCATTCTTAAACACTCGTTGAAGTAATAATTGTTCCAGAAACTGCACCAATTTCTGCTGCATTAATAGATGTTACTATTTCTATATCGTCTACGGTTGCACCGCTTACAAAAATTTCATCTGCTCTACTTTGAATTTCAAATAAGCTGCCAAAAACTTGAGATTCTTGTCTTGGTACAATAATCATATTAGTAATGTCGGGCGATGTTGAATTTATTACATAGGTTATTAATTCTGAAAGATAAAACTTATCTCCAAAATCCCAATTTGATGAATCAAAAAATTCATTGATAGCTGCAATAATTCTAACTTTTAAATCGTTGTCGTTAATTGTCTTTGATGAATTTTTTACAATTTTAAATATTGCTTGTAATCTTTCATCTGCAGTAGAACCAAATAATACTTTGTAAGATACAGGATGATAAACAATATCATCACTTATAGATTTAATTGCATTTAAATTTCCACCAAATGAAATACGTAGACTTTCCGTTGTTGGTGGCTCAGGCATTTTTGTTAATACCCCTTGCAAATAATTTCTAAAATCAGTATCATACGATCTTGTTAATAGATAAACATCAATAATATTACTCACGCTTGGATCAATCCTACGATCAACATTTGCATGATGCAGATACTGGAATTTAATTCCTGCTCTACCTATATTTGCTCTAAAATTACTTTGAAGAACAAATGTATTAGTTGTTCTATCAGCCATTTTTACAACATCTTCAGCAATGTCATAAAAATAGACAAGCTGGCCATCTGAATAATCTGTAACCTTTACATCGATCTCTTTAGCGGCTAATAAAATGTCGTCGTTACTATTATCAAAATACTGGAATATTTTTGCGCCAGTATCATCTATTGTTTCTTGGAAAAATAAAAATTTATTTGCAGAATCTTCTCCCACAATTCTAATAAACTCATCAGGATCATCAATAACTCCGTCATCGTCAGAATCTGCAAATGCAATTTTAATTGCATCAGTGCTTTGATATCCGTCCTCAAAACGAATACTATCACTAATTTCAAAAACAAGGTCTTGTTTTAAGTATTCAATTAAACCATTATCAGTATTAATACCTAATACTTTAATTTGATCTTTAACAACTTTATTTGTTTTACTATCGTAAATTTTTTGATTTGAATCAAAATAAAAACGATTTTTTCTAATGCTGGCAAAAATATATTCCATGCTTCTTACATGAACAACATATTTGTCTGGTTCTTTAACAAAAGCAATAATCCAAGAAGAGTCAATTCCTGAATTTGATGTATCACCAGCTTTGCCAAGGCTAAAACTATTAATTAAGTCTAAGTTTGCAGCAGTAATAATTTTCCAGGCAGCAGCTTCAATGTCATATCTTAATCCAAAATTTAAATTTGAAAATGCAAGGTTTGCCATTTCAGTTTCAAATGCATTTGGTAAATTTGAAACCCATTTTGGTACAATCTGAAAAGCAACTGCACCCGAAGGAATAATATCACTGAACGTAATTGGGCCAAGACCTGTGCTTAACGCACCGCGACCAGCGTTTGTACCATCGCCAACTACTCTTACAACTTTAGACCATATGTAAGATTTCTGTAAAGGATCTGTTAAATCTTCTGTAACTAATTTTCCATTTTTAAATGCTTTACCAGTAGGTGGAACAAATTTAACAACAGAATCTGGTAACAAATATTTTAATGTGTTATTTGTGTAAACACCAGTTTTTAATAAAGAAGAATCAACACCACTTATAAAATAGCCTGTCGAACTATTAGTTGCTGTTGTTACTGATTTCCAAACCGATGTTGGATCTGTAAATAAAATTTTTGTATATTTTGTTATATAGAAATTAAACACATCTGTGCTGCTAATTAACGGTTCAATTTTGTTTCTAATAAAATTATAAATTTCAATTTTATTTGTAAATTTAAAACCTAATGTTGTTTCAATTTCGTTTTTATAAATTAATCCGTCGTCAGCAAATACATCAATACTTGAATATTTTCCGCTAGCATCTATAATATCAAAATTTCTACTAATGCCACTTGATGTCCTATTAATAGCTTTAACTTTTAAAATATCTTGGCTACTGGTCAAAGGAGCAAGATTGTAATCTTCTCCAGTAATCATTCTATTTTGTGTATAGTAAGACGCTGGTGCATTTGCACGAATACTATCAATACTTTCACTAGGTGTTGACGACGAGACGGTATATTTTAAACTCATACTAATTGTTAAAGTATGTGCTGATCCTAATTTATTAATATAAGGAATTGATATACTAATGCCTCGCATGTCGCTAGGAGTAATAGAATAACTTAATCCGTTGCTCACACGATAGTAAATTCTAAAATTGCCTTGAGGTAAATTTCCATAGACGCCATCGGAGAATAACAAATCAACTTTGTCTTTATCTTTAGTAACCACAGAATATATGTTTTTAACTTGATTTACTAAGCTGTTATAGGCAATATTATTTCCAATTAAGTTTGGAACTTGTAACCACTCTGTTGTTTGTGCTCCGGAAGAATTTAAAGAATATAACCAAATGTCATCATTATTAATACCTTCTGCATCAACAGAAACTTTTTCATTGGTTGTAGGAACTGCAATAGAAAAATCTGCTAATTCTAAACTACCTTGTTTAAACATTAAAAAGAATCCATTGTTTAAACTTGCCGGACCTTTATTGTCATTTTTGTAAATGAATCCTAATTGATTTGCAGGAGTCGGTGCTTCTTCGTAAATTTCTTCTTCGCCTTTGAATGTTGTGCTAACTAATTCAAACGACATTCTTCTTCCTGCAACGTTTTTACTGAAAGTATAAAGAGGAATATCTCTATTAGATGTTCTTAATCTATATTGGTCTGTGGTAATCCCATCAATAGTACTAGTTCCTTGGCTGCGGCCAAATTCTGTATTGTCTGCCATTGCAGCATTAAGAACTAGAAGAAATTGTTCGCTCCAATTAGAATTTGTTGGATCGTTCCAAATAATAATTTGTTTTGATAAATTTTTTCCGTTACTATCAACAATATCCTCTGTTGTAGAAATTGTATCAAACTTTAAAAGACCCTTAGATGGTAAATTTCTTTTAGGAGTATAACTTAGCATTCTAGCTAATTTTAAAACACTTTCTTTACGTTCAGCTAATTCAATAAAGTTTTCTCGGCTAGCTAGATCAATACGGAAACTTAAACTTTGTCCTAAAAATGCTATGGCGTCAATTAACGCCAAGTATTCGCTTGATTCGATGTAATCGTTAAAATCTTCTGGGTAATTTTCTCGAACGTATTCGATAATAACCCTACGAAGGTTTTCAAAGTCGTAAGATTTAAAATCAGCATTTTTAAATGTCTGATAAATCCTAGTCCAATCTTCGTTAAGAATTAAGTTATTTTGTCTTGATGTAGCTGTCATTTTATAGTCCTATTCAATATTTATCGCGGAAAATAAACTGGTCAGTTAACTGAGTAATTCAACCTGTCAAAGTCAAAAGTCATACGCTCGCTAACATTAAATGGCAGATATACTAGCTCTGCTTCTATTCTAATTCCTTGATCTGTGCTGTCAACAATCACCGAATTAACTGCAATTCTTGGATCGTAATTGATAATTTCTTCAACATCTTTAGCAATTAATTTTTTTACATCTTCTGTAAATTGTTCAAATAATAAATCCCAAATTACCGTACCAAAATTTGGATTCTCTAATTTTTCACCTTTGCGAATATAAAAATGATTGATTAGATCTTGTTTAACAAGATCAATATCATATAGCTTATATCCTTTTTTTGTTTCTGTTGAACAGAAACCTTTATAGGTAAATTCTGTAATATTTTGATTGCCAACAGATGCGGTATTACTTGCAACCGTTTTTTGATTATATAATTTTGCCATGATTAAGCATCCCTATCTGTGTTATCTGGAGTAACAAATTGTGGCGCTTGGTTTTCGTGTAGCGGCCACGGTTCGTGCATTGGTATACGTTTCATAATACTTTTAACAGGATCAGATTTAATATATTTTGTTTTAGCCCATTCAAGAGATCCGTCAGTTACTAAATTATCGTTTAATGACAACGGTAGTGCTTTTGTTGCAGGAGTTGCGGCAGGACCGTTCATATCAATTGCACCTGCTGTTTCAATATGATGCGCACTTTTTATATTGCTGTTTCCTGCTGCCGTAATATTTGCATCTCCGGCTGCATTTAAATGAATGCTTCCTAAAGTTGTTAGATAACCGTTTGCCCCAACAACTAATTCTAAATTTGTAGTTGCATCAATATGTACTGCTCCAAGTACACTTCTAACGTTAAAATTCCTACCAGCTTCTAAATTAATATCTCTATCTGCTCGAATGTTTAAGTCATTTTCAGAATGGATGCTGATACTATCTTGAGCATAAATGTCTATTTTTCCGTTGCTGGTTAATTCAACCCAGGATGTACCTCTAGCATTGCCTATATAAATTAAATCTTCTGAATTATGCATCAATATTTGATGTCCAGTTCTTGTTCGAACTCTAAAATATTCGTTATAAGGAATATCTTTGTTGCCTTTGTTTCCCTCAAGATATTCAACACCTCCTTCGCTAGCTGGAGTTTTTCTATAATACCTATCATCGCCGTCATCAAAAACAAGTTGTGTTCCGCCTAACCTGCCTACAGGAACAGGCGATTTAGTTGAAGAATCTTTTCGTCCAATATTTGATTTTTTTGCACCATCTCTTTGATCCAACGGGCCTGGAGTAAGAATTCCAAATACCATATTAGGCACATTTCTTCTAACACTAGAAGTTGTTACACCCCGTGCGTCATCTTCAATTAATCCTTGTTTTAAAAACCTATCAGCCATAGGATGAACTGGTTTTTTAATTTTATCTACCGCTGTGCTTTTAGTTAGATCATTTGCTTTTCTATTAACTTCTGCTACAGGCAACGGCATACTGGTCGAATACTTAGATTTGTCGGCAGGAGAAATATCTACAAGCTCAGTTCCGCCAATTGCAGGAATCATGTTATTAGCAAATCTACTTGGAACACATCCAATAAAATATCCTTCCGAAGGATTGCCGTCAACAAATATTACAAGTACGGTTACGCCAATATCCGGCGGTGTGAACCACATACCGTATGATTTTTGTGTATCATTATATGCATCTGCATTTCCTGTATTCTTGCCCATGAACTCGTAGGCAGTACTTCCGTAAAACGGAGTTAGATATTTTACAGGGTATGTTTGACTTTCGTCTCCAATTTCATTTGCAGAATCTCTTAATAGGGTAACTTCTAGACCCGACATAAATGACGGATCTAAATGACTCACTACTTTAGCAAGATATGGACCGTTTCCAATTCCTTGACTAGATTTTTGATTCTGCGGTTTTCTAACTGACTCTGCCATTCATTACCTCAAGCAAAATATATTGGTGGTTCTGACGGTGCACCTTCGTCACCGGCATCATCTGTATCAACTGGAGATGATGATTCTGGTTTAACATTATCTGTATTGTACATAAGAGTACTTTGTTTATCTGGATCAACCTTATCATCAAGATCATTAGGTTGTAATGGCATTCTAATGCATTCTAAGGTTTGCTTAAACAAACCTTCAGAAAAATTATTTTGACATTTAATAACTTTGTAAATTCCGCTAAACGGACTATCCGATTCGCCTACAAACAAATATGTTCCTTCTTCTTCTTTTGGTTCAATTGGCGTTCTAAATCTTATATAGATAAAAGTATCTCCTGCCTCATAGTTTGCAGTTCCATCTTCTGTGATTTGTTCTGTTTCTCCGGGTCCTGCAAAATACCCTCCCATACCACTATCAACCATCCAATAAGGATCGCCAATAATTTCTGCTGATATTTTTACCATTTCAGCTTGAGAACTTTCGAGAAATGCTTTATGAAAATTATTAGCAATAACTTGCTCGTCTGTTAAATTACCAGAACCACCAAACGGTAATTTAATAGCGTTAACATCTTGTGCAACAGGTCTACTTCCTGTAGGACTTTTAGCAGCGGTAACTCCGCCGGATCCTTTTTCAACTTCTGCTTTATTCTGCTGAGGATCTCCCGAGGTCTGCAAATCTTTATTTGCAAGTCGGCCTGCGTCTTCAATCCTATTTGACGCAACTGCTGTATAAAAAGAATTATTAATTTGTATATCAAATCTTAACAAATCATTATTTGTACCGGTATAGATATAATTGTATTGTTTAACTATTTGCTCTTCTAATTGATCGTATCCTAAAGGAACAGCATTTGGGTTAGTAAACACAGAATTATGAATCTTATAAGGCATAACTCTAAAGATAATACGTTTAGAATATTTTTTAAATTTAGGATCCCAATTTAAAAGTTGCGTTTGTACATCAATCCTAAACCAGTTAATCATACCTGTAGGATCAATATTAGATTCTTTAAGTGCTTTAGCAGCATAATCAGATTCTTCAATTGCCTGAGTAATAACTTCTAATATAGATTGTTTTTGTGCATAATTAAATGTTCGTTCTTTTGCACTAATTGAAACTTTATCTCTATTAACTTTGCCTGTTTCCTCGTCATAAGCATCTTCTGCTTTTGGTGCAACATAATTTCCTCCAGAGTCTGCCTGGAAATTAAAACTTGCATTGCCAATTGCATTTGAAATAAAGTATGCAGGATCGTCTTCAGGGTTAGAGTAAGTTGCACTTTTTGAAATTATTCTTTCATTTGCTGTATTAATAACTGCTCTGTTTCCTGCATCGTCTGGTTCAACTCCGGGAATAGGATCATAAGAATTTTCTGGAAAATGAATTTCATATTTGTCAGGATACGTTTTTAATTCAGGAACAGATTTTTGTTCGTGCTCGTTTAATACGGTCATTAAACTTCTTTCTTTCCCCGACAATAATTCTTTTACAGATCCGCCTGTAATTGCTATATCAGTTTTTAATGCTGTATATGTTTCAGAAAACCCTTCTTGGTTATACACAATTGCTTCAAACTTATAAGTGCTTCCAGATTCAGTAACATTAAATGTTGTTTTCTTTAATAACATTAAAAAGAATTTTGGCTTTACTGATGCATAAGATTTCATGTCTTGATCAAATCCAACAAATTCCATTTTTAAACAATAAACTGCTTCTTCAAGATAACTTGGATATCCTGCGGCATTGGCAGCAACTTGAAGACTTTGTAGAAATAATCCCATGCTATATGGTTCAACAATCTCAAATGTAAAATTAATAGCATTTGAAGAACCTGTGGCTGGAGTTCCTGTCATCAATGTATCCATTGAAAAATTTTGAATAAAGTATTCAGGAGCACCATATGCTGTTGCGGCTCTTTCATTATCGTATCGACCGCCTGACGAAAATACAACTTGTTTTTCAACAAATGCAGAGTTTCTATACAGATACGGATTGTTTGCTTCTTCTGGTTTTAAACATGCCAGTGTCCATAGAACATTATAAGATGCAAATTGTTCTAGTTGATTAGGAAATCCTCGTTGCTTTGGTTTTATTCTTTCATTATTTCCAGCAGTAATGGTCGCTCTTGCATCTGTTCCAGCGGGCGTTTTGCCTTGCAATAAACTTAATTTTATATCTGAAGAAGTTTTTGCAAAACCAAAAGTAATATTTGAAGCTGTGGCAAATGGGTCTAAACCAGTGCCGTCGGGTTTAGTTAATGTTTCGAAGGCTTTACCAATGTTTCGAAAATCAATTGCCATGTTATATTCCTAAAAATCTTTCTAGGTTGCTTTTTTTTGGAAGATATATTTCAACTCCCGGTTCAAAGTCGTAGATAGGATCTTTGATTGTGTCCATATTTCGTTGAACGAAAACCCACCATAGCTTAGGGGTTCCATATAAATCAAAGGATAATAAATCAGGTCTATGTTTATATTGATTTTCTATTTTGTATTTGAAGTCGTCTGTTTCTGCAGGTATAGGACGAATAGACAACAATTCAAGATATAAATTGTTTTGCTTGGTAAGAAAATAAGGAGAGCTTTGTCTATACTTTGCCATATTATAGGAATCCTGTTGTTTTTGCTGTGTCGCCTGAAGCAAAATCTTCTAAACTAAATTGACGCAATCTTGCTCTGTTGTAAATTGGAGATACCGTAACTGAGATAGTACTTAGTGTTGGCACCCATGTTGGTTGTGCCATTCCATTTATTTGACATTTAACATACTGCACATCTTCTTTAAAATCAAAACTAGTTGATTTAATCACCACCGGAACGGTGTTAAACACATTACTACCATATCCGGTTAATTGACAAATAATTGGAGGATTTCCTACGTTTGGTCCTGTGCCATAAAACATTTTTGTAACCGTTCTTAACCAGGTTGTTGCAGCAACCCAATAGTATGCATCTGTTTCTGTTTCAACTGAAAACTCTCCGCTAATCTGAATGTCTTCAATAGCACTACTTTTATAAGCCTGGAAAGGATATATATTATGCACAGGATCTAATTGGCTATAATTTGCCTTTGAAGACACCGTAATGTTTGGTAGATATGGCCATACAAGTCCGCCGGTTTCTTTTAAGGTTGAATCAAATAGAGGAGAGTTAAATAATTCCCAATTGCAATTAATTCTAACACGCCAGTCATTTCCCGGCACAGGGGTCATTGATACAACTGCTCCTCGTGTTTGAAATAATTCTGCATTTGAGGGTAAATTAATTCCTCTTGCAAGACTTAAAATATTATTCAACTGCCCAGCTGCTTTTGAAACCGCACCCGCAATACCCATTAATCCGCCTGCAATGTTTCCACCGCCTAATTTATTAAGAGAGGTAGCAATGTCAGAAGTAACATTACTAATAGTTCCAACTCCGGTACCAACTTTAGATACTAAATTTTGTGCCTGGCCTGTTATCCCTCCTAAAGCTGGCAAACCAGTTCCGCTAATTGATCCTGTTAAACCCCTTACACCTGCCATACCTTGGTCAATAGAGTTTCCAACTCCTGCGGTAATTCCGTTTAATCCGCTGCCTAATCCTCCAGAAATTCTAGATGATACAGCATCTAAGTTTGTCTTAGATAAAGAGGCAGTCATATTGTTTAAGCTGGTACCAGCCTGACTAGCTGCTCCGCTTATACTTTGAGAAACATTGTTAACTAATTGGGCTAATGGATTCAGCGATAATGGCATAAAAATACTCCGTTTAGTCTATTTATTCTTGTCAAAATGTGCTATTATATTAATAAAAGGGAGATATATACTGAATGAATACTACCGTACCTAAAATTAAGTACCTAACAAATAAAGACCTACTAAAAGAAATACACCTAAGTAAAAATACATACTGCTCATCCACTGATAAAGCATATTTGGAGTACGATTTAATTGTTCCAAACTTGTCTAAAATTAACATCAGGACCATTGCAGAAGCAAAAAGAAATAGAGCTTCTAGACTTGCTAAACAAGCACACGAAGCAGCAATGTTAGCACAAGGTAAAAAGATACCTGCAAAAGAGTTTGAAGTAGACTACAAAAAAATTGACAAACAAGATGTAGTCTTTAGAGTAATGACCTTTGATCATATACCGCTTGCTCCAGGAAGGAAAAAGACCGTTAAAAATACTGCTGACGGTCATGAGAAAGTAAATTTTCCCCCTTTCCAACATTGGAAATTCGACACTAACAATAATTTAATTTGTGTTGTAAAAAGCCATTGGAAGGGCGATATTAACACTGGTGTGTTTAGTAAAGAACACGGGCAAATGACTAGCAACTTAGCACGTATGTTTTTAAAATTATGTGATAGGTATGCAACTAGAGGAAACGTTAGAGGTTATACATATAACGACGAAATGAAGGGTCAAGCAATTCTTCAATTAACTCAAATTGGTTTGCAATTTGACGAAAGTAAATCCGATAACCCGTTTGCTTACTACACCGCTGCTGTTACTAATAGTTTTGTTCGCATTATTAATATTGAAAAACGTAATCAAAATATTCGAGATGATATCTTAGAAATGAACGGTATGAACCCAAGTTGGACACGGCAATGGGGAAGCGGAAGTGGCCCAACGACTGCTCCTGTTACTATTGATAATGGTAACGATTGGGATTGACCTTTATTAAAAATTATATTAAACTCGTCATATGAATCTATTTAAAAAAGCTGCATGTTTTACGGATATACACTTTGGGTTAAAATCAGGAAGCAGGACTCACAATATAGATTGTGAGGAATTTGTTAAATGGTTTTGCGATACTGCTAAAGCAGAGGGTGCAGAAACTTGCATCTTCCTAGGCGACTGGCATCATAATCGATCAACTACTGATGTTAGCACCATGAACTATACCGTATCTAATTTAGAACGGCTGAGTTCATCTTTTGAAAAAGTTTATTTTATATTAGGTAATCACGATTTATTTTATAAAGATAAACGAGAAATCAACTCAGTTGAATTTATGCGCCTATTCCCAAACGTTATTCCAATTAAAGAATCGTTCACTGACGGTGATGTAACTATCCTTCCTTGGTTAGTAGGTGACGAATGGAAAGATATTCCAAAAATTAAAAGCAAATACATTTTTGGTCATTTAGAGTTGCCAAGTTTCTATATGAATGCTATGATTCAAATGCCTGATCATGGGCAATTACAGAGAAATCATTTTGTGCATCAGGACTACGTGTTTAGCGGGCACTTTCACAAACGTCAAGCAACAGGAAATATAGTTTATATTGGAAACGCTTTTCCGCATAACTATGCCGATGCCGGTGACGATGAGAGAGGAATGATGTTATTAGAATGGGGAGGAACTCCTCAATATAAGACATGGGACAATCAACCAGTATATAGAACTTATAAACTGAGTCAGATTATTGATAATCCAGACGGCTTGTTAAAGCCAAAAATGCATTGTCGTGTTACTATCGACTTGCCTATTACCTTTGAAGAAGCAAATTTTATTAAAGAACAATTCATGCCGCAATACGATTTGCGTGAATTGATGCTTATCCCTGAAAAAGTAGAAGTTGAATCAAGTGCTTCACCTATTGATATTGAATTTGAAAGTGTTGATACTATTGTTATTAACCAAATCAATGCTATCGAAAGTGACACATACGACAAAGGACTTTTATTGGAAATTTATAAAGAATTATGATTAAAATTAAAAATCTAACCGTAAGAAATTTTATGAGCGTGGGTAATCAAACCCAGGCCATTGATTTTGACCGTGGTCAATTAACGCTAGTCTTGGGTGAAAATTTAGATCTAGGAGGTGATGATTCTGGTGCTCGAAATGGTACGGGCAAAACAACAATCATTAATGGGCTAAGTTATGCGATCTACGGTCAAGCATTAACTAATATTAAACGTGATAATTTAGTTAATAAGATTAATCAAAAAGGCATGCTGGTTACAATTAGCTTTGAAAAGCACGGCGTAAATTATCACATTGAGCGCGGTCGTAAACCTAACCTATTAAAATTTAGTATTAATGGCCAGGAGCAAGAATTAAAAGATCTTGACGAGTCGCAGGGCGACAGCAGAGAAACACAAAAAGCAATTGAAGATGTGTTTGGTATGAGTCACGAGATGTTTAAACACATTTTAGCACTAAACACTTACACAGAACCTTTCCTTAGTATGAAGGCTGCTGATCAAAGAAGTGTAATTGAACAGCTATTAGGAATTACGTTATTGTCCGAAAAGGCTGAAAATTTAAAAGAACAAATTAAACAAACTAAAGATGTCATTGCTACAGAAAATACAAGAATTGAAACAATTAAAGTTAGTAACGAACGCATTCAACAAAGTATAGAATCTTTAGAACGAAAACAAAAAATGTGGAGTGATCAAAAAGAATCTTCTCTTGAAAATATACTTAAAAATATAGATCGTTTGATGCAAATTGATATTGAGGAAGAAATTAAAAATCAACGTGCTCTTGTAGAATGGACCAAGAACAAAAAAGAAAGAGACAATTTAAATTCTCTCATTGCAAAACAAACAACAACATTAGAAAAAGAACAAAAAGTTCTTGCAAAATTAGAAAAAGAGCTAGTTAGTCTTGCAGATCATAAATGTCATGCTTGTGGTCAAGAACTGCACGATAACAAACATGATGAAATGTTAGAAGCAAAAGCTGGACAGATCGAAGAAAGTAAGAATTTAATTAACGAACATTTAGAAGAACTTGCTACATTCAATGAAGCAATGTCATTAATAGGAGAAGAAACTCCGTGTCCTCAGGTAACGTATGACAATTTAGAAGAAGCACTTAATCATAAAAGTACGTTAGATAGGTTAGAGAGAGATGCAACCGTTAAAGAAGCAGAAGAAAATCCCTATGATGAACAAATTCTAGAGTTAAAAAATACTGCTGTTCAAGAAGTTGATTGGAATAAATTAAACGAGCTTGTTAGAGTTAAGGATCATCAAGAATTTTTACACAAACTATTAACAAATAAAGATAGTTTTGTTCGTAAACGAATCATTGATCAAAACTTAGCATTCCTAAACCAACGACTAACACATTATCTTGATCGGATTGGATTACCTCATATTGTTGAATTCCAGAATGATCTAAGTGTTATTATTACTCAATTAGGCCAAGATTTAGATTTTGACAATTTAAGTCGAGGTGAACGCAATAGATTAATATTAAGTTTATCTTGGGCATTTAGAGATGTATGGGAAAACTTGTATCACCCTATTAATCTTCTGTTTATTGACGAACTTGTTGATAGCGGCATGGATGCTAGTGGGGTAGAGTCAAGTATCGCTGTGCTAAAGAAGATGACTAGAGAAAGAAATAAAAATGTTTTCTTAATTTCTCATAGAGATGATTTAACAAATCGTGTAAATCATGTACTAAAAGTTATTAAAGAAAACGGATTTACCAGTTACAGCAACGATGTGGAGATTGTAGAATGATTTATGACTTTTATTACGTTAAAGAACTTTATACACCCGAGATGTGTGAAGATCTTCGAACATTAATTTTATTGCACCATAACCAAGACGATTCGGTTAAAGACGTTCCTGTCGAAGGAGCAAATAAAACTTCCGATGTTAAGTTTATTAATAGGAAATTTATTGCTCCTCAACTAGACAAATTTTATGAAACGGTTAGTATTATCAATAATATTGCATTTAGACTTCATTTAGATGCTATTGGTTACGAATCAATTTTAAATTTTAACACTTATCATTCAGAAACTAATTCAGAATATGATTGGCATACTGATGGAAGACGAGATGGGATTAAAGATATTAAGCTAACAGCAATATTAAATCTTTCCGACGAACCTTACGAAGGAGGCGATATTAGTTTATTCTTTAATGGTCCTCATGTTGTTGAAGAATTTAGATTACCCGGAACAATATTAGTTTTTCCTAGTTGGGTTCCTCACAAGATTGATCCTGTAACCAAGGGAACTAGAAAAACACTAATTCAGTTCTTCGAAGGCCCACCTTTAGTATGACCACTGAATCGCACGATCGAATGATTGCTGCTTTTCAAGAATACTTTAAGTGGCAAGAACGATTTGAATACAAAGGCTCCGACGAAGCAGGCATTAAGGCACGATATTGGCTATCAGAAATACGCAACGAAGCAAGTAAAAGGCGAGTAGAAATACAACAAAAACGAGAGGCACGTAAGGAATCCAGAAAAGGCATGGTTGGAAGACCGCCCAAGGTAACTAAGTGAGTGCAATGGACGTATCAAAATCAACCCGTAGAAGAAATACCAGAAGGCTATATTGGCTTTGTTTATCTAATCACGAATCTACAGACCGGGCAGAAGTACATAGGCAAGAAACTAGCACAATTTAAACGTACTAAACCACCACTCAAAGGCAAAAAACTTAAAAGAAGATCCGTAGTCGAAAGCGATTGGCGCGATTATTGGGGATCATCTGATAGGTTAAACGCAGACGTCCAAGCATTAGGTCCCGGTAACTTCACAAGAGAAATACTTTATCTTTGCAAATCCAAGGCAGAAATGTCATATTTAGAGGCAAGAGAGCAGTTTGAACGCAGAGTTTTAGAGTCTGACGAGTATTATAATGGCATTATAAACGTCAGAGTAGGCGGATCAAACATACTTAGACAGCGTCTTATAGAACAAAACAAGGCAAAATAACGCGGTTTTTTGGCTAGCGCAGGCTAATATCGTGCGCTCTATACCTGGTCTACGTGTACGCAGGGACGGAAATCTATGCCGCAATAGTGCTCAGCAACTACCCATCTGGATGAAGATCGCTTAAACCCTGCGATTTTGCTGTTTGAATAGGATTTGTAAAGGTAAAAAGAGGGGAGAAAAACCCCACGTTTGCATTAGTGATAGCAGATTAATGTAGACTGCCGTTGTATAAAGACGGAGCTCGAGGTACAGGACAACCGCCTCTGTAATGCTCTACTGCTGTGTGACATGATTCGACTCGGATAATGTTTTTTCTTTGCCCGGCAACGGGCAAAGTGTGACTGAAACAATCTGGATAATGCTAAATTTGCGCTTCGCGCAAAATATAATTTCATAAATCTTTAGTATAGTTAAAAAGAAAAAAGTGCTTTGAGCGAAGCGATAAAGCAAGCGAGCGTTAGCTCGCTTTTCAATAAATAACTAATATATCAATTTTGAGCTTTTATGAAAATATCAACCTTATTAGAAAATCATCAATTGCTTGTCGAAAGACATATTCACAACTCACGATTAATATTAGAAGAAAGTTGTAATGGTCTTGATGTAAATCAAAAAAAGATAGTTGAGGGCATTTACAATGAAATGGTACCTCTTATTGAAGCTAGCCTAAGTCCTGAACAGATTAAACAGGTATTTGGATCTGTTGAACAAAGCGTTAGTGCAGGTGGCGGAAATAGAACTATGCTGGGCAAAGGCATTGACGTTGCCAAAAAAGCAGATGAAGTTGTTAACAAAGTTGGTAAATGGCTACAGAATACTACACCTGTAGCAGCGTTTGATCAGAAGTTTGAAGATTTAAAAAACGCTATCAATAAGAAATTTCCAGATTCAAAGATCCTAGATGCTATTTCTGAAATGGGCATGTGGGCTGAACGCAATCCTGGTAAGACCGCTGCTATTGTTGGTGTACTAACTGCTATCGCAGGTTTAGCTGCAGGACCAGTAGGCGGTGCTATCGCAGGTCAAATACTTAGAGGTTCGGTAGAATTACTCAAAGGTGAGAAACTATCCACTGCAATCGGCAAAGGTGTTAAGACTGCTGCCTATGGTTTTATTGCAGGTAAAACATTTGAACTTATTGGCGATGCTATTGGCGGTGGCGTAGATATTATCAAAGATAATATATTCCCT